CTGAGCCTGGCCGACCAATTGGCGGCGTTCCAAGACCACCACAGCGCCAAGGGCTCGACCTTCAAGGACTGGCAAGCAGCCTTTCGCACATGGTTGCGCAACAGTCAGCGCTTTGGTCAGCGGTCAACACCCATGGCGTCCAGTCGCTATGGGCAGCAGGGAAACACCCACAAGCACGCCGCCGCCTACGCGACGATTTTGGAGGCCTAAGCCATGCAAGCAGTCTCAACACTCGTTCAGCCTGGCATGCAGCAGGCCCAGCAGCAAGAGCAAAAAGGCATTTCCGCAGGCGTGAAGAACCTGTTTTTGATGCTGCAGGGCAGCTATGGGGCTCCGTTCTTGGCTAAGTTCTCGTCCGGTGTGAAGGACGAGCAAGGGCGCGACTTGGGCATCCGCTCGACCATGAAGGTGTGGGATGCGCGCTTGGCGAAGTTCCCCGCTGACGTGCTGGCAACGGCTTATGAGCGCGTCATCGTGGAGTCGCCCGAGTTCCCCCCCAGCCTGCCCCTGATCGAAAAGATTTGCGAGGCCGCCATGCCGCGCAAGACCTACGCGCAAGAGCAGGGGTTGGTGGCACTCCCTGCGCCCAAGGTTGAGCCGGTGCAGGTCAACGTCCAAAAGCGCGATGACGGCAAGGACTGGGCGCGCCGCATCCTGGCCCGTATTGAAGCTGGCGACAAGTCAATCCCCCGATACACCCGCGAATCCGCCGAAATGGCCATGGGTCGCCGCGCGCAAATGTCCTGAGGAGATAAAGCAATGAGCAATTTAATGATTTTGGGCAATGCGCCACTGACCATGAGCAGCCGCGAGATTGCGCAGCTGACAGGGAAAGAGCATCCGAACGTGATGCGCGACATTCGCGGCATGCTGGAGGAGCTTGGAGAAGATGTCCTCAGATTTGAAGGCATCTATTCGGACGCCTACGGGCGCGGGCAGCCGTGCTTCAACTTACCCAAAGACCTGACCATCACCTTGGTGGCCGGCTACAACATCAAAGTGCGTCACGCAATTGTGACGCGTTGGCAAGAGCTGGAAGCGCAGCAGACCCAGGCCTTTGCCATCCCCAAGAGCCTGCCCGAAGCCCTGCGCCTTGCTGCTGACCTGTCCGAGCAAAACGAGCGCCTGGCGATTGAGCGCGACACCGCTGTGCGCACCAAGGCCGAGATCGGCAGCCGCCGCGAAGCTACGGCCATGGCCACAGCAGCGGCCAAGGCGAAGGAGGTTGCGCGCCTAAAGCATGAGCTGGGCCGCAGCCAGCAGCATGCGACGGTCATTGCGGTGGAAAAAGCCACGGGCCGCAAATTTGCCAAGAACGCCTATGTGGCGCTGCGCCGTGCCACGAAAGATTACGGCCTTGCCGCGGTCGAGGTGGTTGATGCCCGCTATGGATCTGTGAAGGCCTGGCCTGCCATCGCATGGCGCGAGGCTTACGGCATTGAACTGGCTGAAATTTTCCCCAGCGCGGAGGCTGCATGAATGCTCTGGACTATATGACCGAGAACGAAGCGGCTGTGCTGGCTGCAATGTTGATCAGTGGCGGGAAAGACATGGAGATGTTCGGCATGTTTGTGTGGCATCCATTGGATTCCGCGAAGGCCAGCAGCATCGCAAGCGTAATCGAGTCCGTTTTCTCAGCAGGCGAAACGACGGATGTCATCGCAGTCTATGAGCTGGCACAGAACGACCCTGAGACGAAGTGGATCAGCATTGAGTTGTTGAATGCTATCTGCCAGCACATCCAGCCTCGTAACAAGACCATGGCAATCCTGGGAGGTGCGGCATGATCATTATTGGAATTGACCCGGGATTGACTGGTGCTTGTGCAGTGGTCGACCACCAGGGGATACGCGCTGTTTTTGATTTGCCCACCATGCCAGTGCCAGGGGCGGGGCCCAAGGCGCTGGTGAAGCGCAAGATCGATGGACGCGCACTGTGCCAACTGCTGCTCAAGCACTGCCCAGCCAGCGAAGCCAAGCCCCGTGTGTTCCTGGAGAAGGTCAACACCATGGGTGGTGCAAACAACGCCGTGCAGACGCAGGGTTCACTGATGCGCAGCCTGGGCGCCATCGAATCCGTGATCGAGTGCCTGAACTACCCTATGGAGCAGATCGCGCCGCAGACGTGGAAAAAGCAGTTTGGTATTGGCTCGGACAAGGCCAAGGCGCTGGAGACAGCACGCAAGCTGTACCCCGAAGCCCAGGGTGATTTGAAGCGTCAGAAGGACCACAACCGTGCAGAAGCGGTGTTGCTGGCCCACTGGGGCAGGCTGGAGGTGGCCTGATGGACCGCGTCACACTCAGCCTGTTCGAGCCCCAGCAGGCTCACAAGGCCATCATGCACGCCTGGTCCCATGCCAAGAATGCGGTGATGGCTGGCCACCGACTGACGCTGGAGATTCGTCCGGAGAAGCGCAGCGATGCGCAGAACCGCCGTCTGTGGTCGATGCTGAGCGACATCAGCGAGCAGGTGAACTGGCATGGCCACCGTCTCACCCCGGGCGAGTGGAAAGACGTGTTCACTGCGGCCATCAAGCGCACGAAGGTCGTGCCAGGCCTGGACGGTGGGTTTGTGGTATGCGGCCAGTCCACCAGCCAGATGACCAAGCGCGAAATGTCCGAGCTGCAGCAGCTGATGGAGGCCTTCGGCGCCGAGCATGAAGTGGCATTCAGGGCCTACGGGGAGGGCGATCAATGACCACCTGCATCGACTGCCAGCACTGGAACCCCCACGGCACTGATCGAAGCATGTTTCGACTGGGCTATGCGCAGTGCAAGAAGAAGGCCTTGCCAGGCCACACCACATCTGCCCTTGCTGCCAGCTGCGACAAGTTTGCCCAGCTCGAGCAATCCAAGGTGCAGGAGCGCACGGTGTGGCTCAAGAAGCAGGGTGGCATCGCGTGAACAACCAGCTGACCGCCAAAGAGCGCGAGCACCTGGCCAAGGTGAAAAGCCTGCCCTGCAGCGTCTGTGATGCACCGGGCCCCAGTGAGGCCCACCACGTGAAGCAGCACCAGCAATACACCTGCGTGGCCTTGTGCCAGGACTGCCACACGGGTAGTCACAACGGCTGGCACGGACGCAAGGCGATGTGGCGGATCAAGAAGATGGATGAATTGTCAGCACTCAACGTAACGATAAAGAGGTTAACGCATGCCAAAGGCTGATTTGAAAGGGAAAAGGTCTGGACGCTTGGTGGCGGTTGAGCCAACAGATGAGCGCAAAAACGGGAAGGTCGTTTGGCGTTGTGCTTGTGACTGTGGTGGTGTGGCCTTAGTTATCAGCGCATGTATCGCAAACGGTCAAACCAAGAGCTGCGGGTGCCTCACGAAAGAAGGGGGTCGGCGCTCCCATGGAGGCAGGCATTTAGCGGAGTACCGAATCTGGAGGCATCTGCGAAGTCGGTGCGAGAACCAAAATGTTCCTGCTTTTCCAGAGTATGGCGGTCGCGGAATCAAAGTCTGCGAAAGATGGCGCGAGTTCTCTAACTTCCTAGCAGATATGGGGCTACGGCCAAGCCCGAGACACTCCATAGACCGCATCGACAACAACAAGGGCTATGAGCCTGGCAACTGTCGCTGGGCTACATCCAAAGAGCAAAACCGAAATAGACGAGACAACCGGCTGGTGGAGTTCAACGGAATCATCGCGCCATTAGCAGAGCACTGTGAACGATTGGGGTTGAAGTATTCCACGGTTCATCAGCGCTTGACCCAAGGCGCATCCATAGAGAGTGCATTGATCCCAGGCAGGGCTGCTTATGGATCCATAAAAAAACGCCTTAGCCATTACGGTTAAGCGCTTGATGCTTTTAAAGTAGGAGTAAGATTTGATCGAAGAACGCTATTTGTCAGCCACCCAAGCATCAAGCCTGCGTGATGAGCCCCACAAGATTGGCCAAGTGGATGTGATCAAGGCCAGTGGCATGAGCGCCCGCAACATCGCCAGCACGTACCTGCGCTTGATCTCCAAGCCCACCCAGGATGACATGACACGGCTTTACGCCGCGCTGCTGCACTTTGGCGAGTCACGCGACATGGAGTCAGTGCAGGACAGCATCGTGCTGGCCGTGGACTGGTTATTGAAGCCGGGCTGTAAGGTCTGCAGTGCCACTGGAGTCGTGATCAAGAAGGACAAAGAGCACACATGTCCTAAATGCAAGGGCGCGAAGCTGCGCAAGGAGCCCAGCCACCCTACGGCTCTGGAGATGATCGACTACGTGCAAAAGTGCCGGGCCGATTACGGCGGGCGGGTGCTCAAGCTGCTGCGCTAGGGATTGGCAGCTTGTTATTTTTGTGATAACGTTCGGCCTGCGTTGAGTGATCCGAGAGATATTCGGGCTGTGCTTAGGCCACCCACGCTCTCTGCAAAACACTTCATGGCATGACCATGAAGGGCCCGCAATGCTTAGTCGCGCCCGTATCACCAAGCCTCAGCCGAAACGCTGGGGCTTTTTCGTTTCAGGAGATAACCATGACCGACGAACAGACGCAGCTTCTGCGGCAAATCTTGGAAGAGCTGAAAGCACTGCGCGAACTGAATGAGCGCGCAGTGCAGGGCGGGTGCGCTATGGCTATTCAAGATGAATGAATAGTGTTGTGTGCTCCGGAGTGGTTTCCCACACACGCTTGGTGACCCTCATCTCTTTGTCGATGCCGTGTAGCTTGACAAGATCTCCGACAAGCAGAGGGCCAGTCTTTGTAAAGTGAGTCAGGATGGGTGATTGCTCGGCGGCTGCTAGAGCCTCTTTGCTGCAATGCACATACATGAGTCGCACGCTGTCGGATGACCTGTCCTGCATAAGTCCTCTCGGTTCATTGGTTGTGTAGGAACTTCCAACTCTAAAGGCGAGAAATTACAGGGCCTTACGCCACCTCCGGGTGGCTTTTTTGTTTCCGCCACCGCCAAGCACACCCGGCAAAGCATGCCCATCGGCATGGGGTGCAGTCCCTTGGGGTGGCCCCTTTACGCCAGCCACACCGAGCAACGCCCCGCAACCCCACGCGCCCAAGGGTTCACGCTTGGCTGTGGCTGGCACCCATTCAAGGATTCATATGGCAGGCACTGACATCATCTGTATGGATTCAGGCGAAAAGCTGCAGCACGTCACCAGCGTGGATGTCGAGGCTGGCATCGTGTGGCGCGCACACCAGCCGCTGCGGGAAAGTCTTCGCGAGCCGGGGAGTATTGATGTTTACCCAACATTGTTTCGCTCGGTTTATCCGATCTACGCGGGGAGCTTCAAGCCGCACCTGGTGCACTGCTATGGGCGAATCCAGTAATTGAAAGGCCCAGCCATGGCAACCAAACCGGCAAAGAAGGCTGCGCCGGTGAAGAAAGCAATTGGCCGGCCCAGTAGATACAAACCAGAATTCGCCGACCAAGCAAGGAAGTTGTGCATGTTGGGGCACACAGACAAAGAGCTGGCTGTGTTTTTCGAGGTTTCCGAGCAGACGCTGAACACTTGGAAAAAGGCCCATCCAGAGTTTCTTGAGTCCCTAAAGGGTGGAAAGACGCTGGCTGATGCTGAGGTTGCAGCCAAGCTGCACCATCGCGCGCTGGGCTACTCTCACCCAGAGGATGACATTCGGGTGGTGAATGGCCAGATCGTCATTACCCCGACGATCAAGCATTACCCACCTGACACCACGGCTGGCATCTTCTGGCTGAAGAACCGTCAGCGTGACAAGTGGCGCGACAAGCCTGAGGCGGATAGCGACGATGACGCCCCTGTGTTGCCCGTCAAGGTGGTGGTGCAAGTCAAAGACGCGAGGGCCGACGATGCCGACGCTTAACGTCCCTCAGTCCAAATTTCTGGCGCTCGAGAGCAAGTACCGCGCCTTTGTGGCTGGGTTTGGATCTGGCAAGACCTGGGTAGGTTGTGCTGGCCTGTGTGCCCACGCCTGGGAGTGGACGCGCATCAATGCTGGCTATTTCGCCCCCAGCTTTCCGCAGATTCGGGACATCTTCTACCCAACCATCGAAGAAGTGGCCTATGACTGGGGGCTGCGGGTGGACATCAAGGAGTCCAACAAGGAAGTGGATTTCTACTCTGGCAGGCAGTACCGCACCACGGTGATCTGCCGCTCGATGGATCGACCCCAGGCAATTGTGGGCTTCAAGATCGGGCATGCCCTGGTCGATGAGCTGGACGTGATGGCCACGCCCAAGGCTGAGCAGGCCTGGCGCAAGATCATTGCCCGCATGCGCTACAACGCGGACGGGCTGAAAAACGGCGTGGACGTGACAACGACCCCGGAAGGGTTCAAGTTCACCTATCAGCAGTTCAAGAAGGCTCCGGCTGAGAAGCCATCGCTGGCGGGGCTGTATGGCTTGATTCAGGCCAGCACCTACGACAACGCCAAGAACCTGCCCGCGGACTACATCCCGTCGCTGTTTGAGAGCTACCCCAAGCAGTTGATTGCAGCTTATTTGCGCGGGCAGTTCGTCAACTTGGCCTCGGGCAGCATTTACCCGGACTTTGACCGGGTGCTGAACAACAGTTTCGAGTCCATCCAAGAGCGTGAGCCCTTGATGGTGGGCATGGACTTCAACCGCTTGAAGATGTCGGCGGTGGTCTATGTGGAGCG